TTTTTAATTAAAATTTGTATTTTACTTCTTTTTAATTATTTTTATATTTTACTTGTATTTTTTAATTAAAATTTGTATTTTACTTCTTTTTAATTATTTTTATTAATAATTAATAATTAATTAAAATTTATATTTTACTTCTTATGTTTTCTTGATCCTGCTCTCTTCCTTGATCCAGCCTTTCGTTTAGCCTTACCCTTAGATCCAGCCTTACTCTTTCTCCTTTTTCCACCACTCAATGATAAACGCTTAATAACAGTTTTTGATAGCTTCTTCTTGCGACTTCTACGCTTCTTACGTCCACCCGTAAGTTCATTCAACATGAAATTTTTAATTGATGACATTATATTATAATATTACTATTTATTGATTATTTTATTATTAAAATTTTTATATTTTATTTTGTTTATATATTACTAATTAACGGGTTATATTTTATCACTACATAAAAAATTGAATAATAATATTTATTAAGAATAAATATTATTAATAACTCTATACATAATCACTTTAATGATCAATAAATTAAAGAAAAAGCCAAAATCTGATATCATATTACATATGAAATTATTTGATAAGGCATCATCGTCTATATTAAAATTGGATGATATTCCTGAAAATATTCCAAAACATATTTATTCAGAATTAAAAAAAAAAGATAAATTAATTAAACAACTTCAAGAATCTTTAATGGATAAAGCAACAATACCAATAAAAGAAACAAAATCATCATACATGAATTTAAATCTAATTAATATTAAAAATAATAAACCAATTATTTTAAAACGAACATTTATTTCATGTTGGTGGTGTACATACCCATTTAGTAATATTCCATGTTTTATTCCTGTAAAATATATTAACAAAACATATTATGTTTTTGGATGTTTTTGTAGTTTTAATTGCGCTTTAAGTTACAATGCAAGTTTAAGTGATTGTTTAGTTGCTGTTAGAAGAAGTCTTTTGAAAAAATTATATCGTGATATTTATGATAAAGATTGTAATTTACATCCAGCACCACCAAAAGAATTATTGATTAAATATGGAGGTAAGCTAACAATTGATGAATTTAGAAGTGATTTTATTAAGCCTAAAAAAGAATTTAAATTAATACTTCCTCCGATGGTTCCAATGATACCGATAATTGATTCAACATCTGAAATAAATCCTAGATATAAATAAAAATTAATAAATTTTATTTTCATTAAAATTTATTTTATTAATATATCTTTAATTTTATTAAAATATTTTATTGGTAATGGAGAAAATAAGTATTTAAATCCTTGTAAAAATGCATCACATAAATCATCCCCCTTTTTAAAACTTTCTAAATATGCTTTATCTTTAATTGTTATCAATGCCTTACAATATTCCATTCCTAACAACTTAGTCATTTTATATTTATTATTAGCCTTGTTAATTATTTTACTACTGTTTAAACAAATTTTCAATTTACTTGACGGCGCTATGAATTTCACTGAATAATTTATTTTTTTTTCAATTCCTTTGATGATAAAATAGCTAAATAAAGCAATCGACATTGTTTTCATTGTTGGATTTTTATGACTTGGTTGGTTTTCAATAAGTACTTCATCCGTATTTAAAATATTATTATTCATATTTAATTTTTTATAAAGACGATTTATAAGTTTATCAATCTGAATTTTCATACATGATTTTTTTTTGATATTCTTAATTTTTATCTTTTTATAAATTTTATTAACAACACTATTTTGATGGTTACTACACCATGCATATTCATTATATTCTTTTATGGCTTTTTTACAACATTTCATACATTTTTGTTTTGATTTTGTAAATTTTATTTTATAATGTCTACAACAATAATATTCGTTTTTATTCAAAATATTATTGATAACATATTTTTTTGCTTTACATTTACATATACAACATATTTTCTCTCTATCTGATAAATCAATATTATTCCATTCAATAATTTTAAAATTATCATCTTTCTTATCAATTATACAATAAGCTAAATGTTTAATTCCTACATCCCATGATATAATCCTCATTATTTTATATCTATTATAAATTAATTAATATTACTTTAATTCAAAAAAAATGAAATAATATTAATGTTAATTATAAATATTAATTATAAATAAAAAAAACATTATAAAAATTTAAATGGAAGAATTAGAAAAAAAAACATGTTTTGAATCACTGCCAAAAGATGTATTAATTTCAACAATAACCGTAGTCTGTAAAACAAATACAAAATTTATAAGTGAAAATATACTAAAATATTTCAAAATTAATAATGATGCCATTATATTTAATGGAGAAAAAACAAAAAAGAAAAAAAGAAAAAGACAAAAAGATAAACGATATTTTTATAATCAAATTTCATTTCGTGTAAAAGTTAAATCAAAAAATAAACCAATTCATGTTAAATTATTCGTAAATGGATCATTACATATTACAGGATGTAAAACAATTGAAAATATCAATGAAGTTATAAATGTTGTTTTTGAAAAATTAAGAAAATTATATGCAATAAAAATTAATGGACATTTTGAAGAAAAACCAATGATTACTGATATTAATGGTTTAGAAATCAAAACAATTGATATAGTAATGATAAATAGCAGTTTCAAAATTCCGCTATGTATAAATAGACATAATTTATTCGTATTATTACAATCAAACAAAATACAATGTAATTTTGATCCACAAAATTATGCACCTGTTACTATTAAATTTGAATGTAATGATAAAATAATAACTATACTCATATTTGAAAAAGGCAGTATTATTATCGCTGGAGCAACTAACTGTAATCACATAAAAACTGCATATACATTCATTAATAAATTTATTTATTCCAACATTAAAAATGTAATTAAAATAGAATAATATTTAATTATTCTATTTTTATTTTAAGTAGCGTGATCAACCACATTATTAATAAACGGATTATATTTAACATTTTCTGAAGCATATGTATTAATTCTTTTGTTAGCAAACCATTTGTAATTAGGTATTCTCGTATCTGTCCATATGATTTTATCGGTCACTATTGGCATTAAATTCGGTGCATTTGCTCTATTAAACTCACAATCGGTTTTAAATTCATAATCAGTAAATACATTTGTATATCCTTTATCCATCCCACTTTTTGTTGGTGATCGTCCTTGCTGTAAATATTCTTTTGCAACATTTATACTCATATTGGACACGTCTTCACGTGCTCTTTCTTTGTCCGGCCCCCATTTTGCAGGATTTATGTATTTATTTCTTGCATATCTCTCTCTTTGTGTTATATCTGGTGTATAATCTTTGTAATTAATAACATATGAATTACTCGTATCAACATATCCAGCAATTCCATGTAATTCTTTATTCAATATATTTCGTTGTGTCATATTTGGTACATCACTAAAATCTTCCGCTTTTTGTTTTATCATATTTCCTGATATTGATGATCCTTGTCTATCGTATTCATCTTGTACTGATCTGGTTGTTAAATATGGTACATCACTATAATCAACCGCTTTTTGTTTTATCATATTTCCTGATATTGATGACCCTTGTCTATCATATTCATCCTGTACTGATCTGGTTGTTAAATATGGTACATCACTATAATCAACTGCCTTTTGTTTTATCATATTTCCCGATATTGATGACCCTTGTCTATCATATTCATCTTGTACTGATCTGGTTGTTAAATATGGTACATCACTATAATCAACTGCCTTTTGTTTTATCATATTTCCCGATATTGATGACCCTTGTCTATCATATTCATCTTGTACGGATCTGGTTGTTAAATATGGTATATCATTATAATCAACCGCTTTTTGTTTCGTCATATTTCCCGTCATTGAAGACCCTGCACGATCATATTCATTTAATACACTTCGTTGTGTTTCTTTTGGAACCCAACATTCAAGACATTCCGGTTTATTTCCTAGTAATTCAACTAAATGTACATTACTTGGATCAGCTTGTCTAAAACTCTGCTTAAATGGTATTCTATATTTTCCTCTTAACTTATTAGGAGTTTCTTTGGTTGTTATATGTTTAGCACTACCATAAATCGTCCTTTGTTTAACACCTCTGTTAACCGTAGCCATGTTATTTGGATCATAATTATCACGTGCTCTCATTTTTTTTGTATCACTAGCTAATCCTTTTATTAAATCGCCATTTTGATTAACTTTATATGTCTGAGGCTTCTTCTTTATAACTTTTCCAATAGTCGGTCCACGTTGTCCATGTATTCCATCCACAACTCTACTTCCATATGTTATTTTGTAATGATCAGGTGTTCGCAATTCATTAACAGTCTTTGGTAGCGTTCTATATGGATCATGAAAACCAAATGTCGCATTCTCCGTATATCCTAATCCTAAGCCCGGTGTTACTTTTATCTCTTGAAATGGCTTTTCATTTCTTCTTTCCTTTGATGGCATATATCGTGTTTCATAAAAATCTGTATAAACTGGTGTTCCAAATGTATTTGCCATTCCAATAAGGGGACTAAACATCGGTTCAACTTCTTCTTTATGTCTAAAATCTGGACGATTTACATCTCCTGTAAATAACTCATTAACACGCTGATGCATTTCTCCCATTTTTTGATTACGAATCTTACTACCACCTCCCCTTCCAAACTGCGGTTGCATGGGTTGCATTCTATTTGTATTACTCATCACAGTTGCATTAATAATATTCTCAGGAATATCACCAGTTTTTGGAAATAATTTTTCCCTTGATTCATTCATAAGTTCACGCACTATACCATCCCTCATTGATGGCGCATTAACATCAGTACCAACTCCATAATCACATTTCTCAGGTATCCGTGTATTATTATTTAATAATAACGGTTCAAATTGTTTCTCAAAACTATTTTGTTCATCCTGCTCAAATCCTTCGGGTTTACTTAAATTATAATATGGCGGTATAATTCCAGTTTTATTCGGTTTCATACTCTTCTTCGTCATATTATCAACACGTCTATTAGTATCATTATTTACCAAATGTACATTGTTGTTATCATATAACGTCGTCTTCTTGTTTTTTTCATACTCTTTATTTTTCTTTCTTACATGTCTACTTTTTCTAGTAGGCTTATTATTATTCAAATATTTTCCTGCCGCAACTAGTCCAACTAATCCAGCAACTGTTATAAATTCCATTATATTTATTATTAACATATTAAATAATCAATTATTTTCATTTAATAATTTATTCATAATTTTATGACTAAATTATTTTTATTAATATAATATATATTAGCAATCATATAAATGAACGGAGGTACTCCACCATCATTCACAAGAACTCATGATGATAATTGTCAACTACAATATCATGATTATGCATCAACATCAGAAATGAAATATAGGTTATATTTAGGACAAGCAGAAAATTGCAGAAAATGCAGAGTTCCAGAAAAATTCTGGCTTAAAATATCTCCAGAAGTTGTTGACGCAGAAAGTGAATTAAGAAATATAACACGTATCAATAGCAGATGTCCACAATTCAAATACAATCCAACATGCGTAAGGTCACCATCATGTACCAGCACATATGACCCGCATAATCCTATTATTTTTGCTCCTGAAGTATGCCCAATTGTATTTAATAATATTCCTAAACTAAAAACAACAGGAATCAAAAATCCAAGAAAAGTTTGTTATTAAAATTTTAATATATTATAATCAAAACTAATATATTAAAAATAATTACATAAAATATAATAAAAATATGTTCAACATTTTGTTTATGTCTAAAAAAAGAGAAAATCATTTAAGAAAAATGGGATTGTATTTAGAATTGAAGAATAAAGAATTATTGAATAAATTAAATAAAGATTTCATTGATCTTAAACAAAATTTTCACATCACTAATGAACATAATTTTGATTTCACAATTACTATAAAAAATTATGTCATTAGAATTGAATTAAATGCTAATTATTACCCATCAATAAAATTTATTACACCTCACCCAGATATAAAATTAAATATGAGATTGGATAAATTTAGTTTTATTGATATTGTTAATAAATTAGAAGAATTAATATAAAAATTTTATTCATATCAACATATCCAACAATACCACGTGATTCTTTATTTAATATACTTCGTTGTTAGATATAGTACATCACCATAATCAACCGCTTTTTGTTTCGTCATATTTCCTGATATTAATAATCATTGTCTTTAAATACCTACATAAAATATAATACTAAGAATAAAATTAAAATATGTTTAATATTTTGTTTATGTCTAAAAATATAGAAAACCATTAAAATTTAATATAAAAT